GTAAAAGAATACATGAACTACGAACTTATGGAGAAAATGTCAGAGTACGAACCAGAGTTTGATCAAATGTTATTTCATTTACCTCTTGCAGGATCTACATTTAAAAAAGTTTACTACGATGATTTATTAGGTAGAGCTGTTTCTAAATTTGTTCCTGCAGATGATTTAGTTGTGCCTTATTCTGCTACATCGTTAGAAGATGCAGAAGCAATTATGCATGTTTTAAAAATGTCAGAAAACGATTTAAGAAAACAACAAGTAGGTGGTTTTTATTCTGATGTAGAATTAAACTCACCATCTATAATTAAAGATGAAGTTGAATCAAAAGAAAGAGAATTAGAAGGTACTAAAAAAACAGGCAGACCAGAAACAGTTTACACTTTGTTAGAATGCCATGTTAATTTAGATTTAGAAGGTTTCGAAGATAAGGACGCGAACGGAGAACCTACAGGGATCAAGCTCCCATACATTGTAACTGTAGATGAAGGTTCGCGAAAAGTTCTTTCTATTAGAAGGAACTTTAATCCTGACGATCCAAGAAAAGCTAGAATACCATATTTTGTCCACTTTAAATTTCTGCCAGGACTAGGATTCTACGGATTTGGATTGATCCATATGATTGGCGGATTGAGCAGAACTGCAACCGTTGCTCTCCGTCAATTGTTGGATGCAGGCACATTATCAAACTTGCCAGCAGGATTTAAACAAAGAGGTGTAAGAGTTAGAGACGAAGCATCACCAATACAACCAGGTGAATTTAAAGATGTAGATGCACCAGGTGGTAATATTAGAGATTCATTTATGATGCTACCTTACAAAGAACCATCACCAACATTATTACAGTTGATGGGTATTGTAGTTCAAGCAGGACAAAGATTTGCTGCTATAGCCGACATGCAAGTTGGAGATGGTAATCAAGCTGCTGCAGTTGGAACTACAGTTGCACTTCTTGAAAGAGGTTCACGTGTCATGTCTGCAATACACAAAAGACTGTACACGTCAATGAGATCAGAATTTAGATTATTGGCAGAATTATTTAAAACATATCTACCACCAGTTTATCCTTTTGATGTAGTGGGTGGCAGAAGAGAAGTTAAGCAAATGGATTTTGATGACAGAGTAGATATTCTACCTGTAGCAGATCCAAACATTTTTTCTATGTCGCAAAGAATTACAATTGCACAAACAGAATTACAACTTGCAACATCAAACCCTAAAATTCATAATTTGTACAATGCGTACAGAAAAATGTACGAAGCACTTGGTATAAAAGATATTGATAAAATTTTACCACCGCCAGCACCTGTTGCACCAAAAGATCCAGCGTTAGAACACATTGATGCACTTGCAGGCAAACCTTTTCAAGCTTTTAGAGGACAAGATCACAGAGCACACATGACTGCTCACTTAAATTTCATGGCAACCAACATGGTGAGAAATAATCCACCGGTTATGGCTGCAATAGAAAAAAATTGTTTAGAGCATATTAGTTTAATGGCTCAAGAACAGATAGAATTAGAGTTTGCAGACACAATTAAACAACTTCCACAGATGCAACAGATGGCACAACAGAATCCACAGGTACAAGGACAGCTACAAAAGATATCTATGGACATGGAAGCAAGAAAAGCAGTGTTAATTTCAGAGCTTATGGGTGATTTTATGGAAGAAGAGAAGAAAATTACATCACAATTTGACGCTGACCCACTTTTAAAACTAAAATCTAGAGAGGTTGACCTTCGTGCAATGGAAAATGAACGTAAAAAAGACGAAGGAGAGCAAAAAATGGACCTTGATAGAGCAAAATTACTTCAAGCAAGACAATTAACTGAAGATAAACTTGATCAAAACGAAAAATTAGCTAAATTGCGAGCAGGAGTAAGCCTTGCAAAGAGTGGAAATCAAGGTATAACTGCAATTAACCTTGAAGATTAATAAAAGGAACAAAAATATGATGAAATATAAAAAATCAAAAGAAGTTAAGATTCCAGAACAGAATGTTGAGGTAGATCCTAGATCTAAAACAACAGCTGATGGCGCTTTTAACTATATTCCTACAGGAGACAAGGAAAAAGTTAAAGGAACTAAGAGAATGTTAGCTGAAAAGAAAAAAGAAGCTACTTGGTACTAATATGGCTTGGTTCAGTTTAGCGAAAATAGCTTTGCAGGCTGGAAGTAAAATTTATTCCAACCGTCAAAAGACAAAAATGGCGATGTCTGATGCACAATTGATGCATGCAGAGAAAATGGCTCGCGGTGAAGAGCAATACCAAGGCAAATTACTAGAAGCACGTCAAAACGACTATAAGGACGAATTTGTACTCGTTATAATTTCGGCGCCTATCATTGTGTTAATGTGGGCAGTAATGTCAGACGATCCGGCAGCTATGGAAAAGGTTAAATTATTCTTTGAATACTTTCAATCTCTACCATCTTGGTTTACAAACCTTTGGATACTTGTAGTTGCGTCGATTTTTGGTATAAAGGGTACACAAGTATTTAGAAACGGAGGAAAAAAATAATGGTTAATAGAAGACACAATTCGCAAATTAAGAAACCAGGTTTTTTAAAAGGCGGTCAAGTTAAACTTGATGCTAATAAAGATGGCAAAATATCTGGAAAAGATTTTGCGCTTTTAAAAAAGAAAAAGAAAAAAAAGAAAAAAGTATAATGAAAAAAATTAAAATTTTTTTTAAAAACTTAATAGAAAAAACACTAGGCAAAAGATGCTTATGTGGGAAGGAGAAAAATGGCAAGTAAATATCATACAACTAAAAGTGGACGTAAAGCTAAAAAAGGTTTGTACTACAACATCATGATGAAAAGAAAACGTGGTGGTAAACCTAGAAAACCAGGATCTAAAGGTGCACCTACAGCTAAAGCGTTTAGAGAATCAGCAAAAACAGCTAAAAAAGCATAATGAGAAGAAGAGAGAATCCGATCTCTAGGAATAAGAAAAACTATCGTTCGACTAAGTCGGGCGCGGGCATGACAAGAGCAGGTGTCGCTGCCTATAGAAGAGCAAATCCTGGAAGTAAGTTAAAAACAGCCGTGACTGGAAAAGTGAAGAAGGGGTCAAAAGCTGCAAATCGCAGAAAATCATACTGCGCTAGATCATTAGGACAATTAAAAAGGTCATCTGCAAAAACGCGTAACGATCCAAATTCTCGAATAAGACAGGCACGGAGAAGATGGAAATGTTAAATGCAATTAGAAACAGTAATTAATAAACTTTTAAAATACATATCCAGAAGAAATGAAGAGTTGTCAGCAGCCCTTACGTCCGGCGGCATTGACAATATGGAAAAATATAACTATATAGTAGGACAGATAACAGCCCTAGAGGCAACTAAACAGGAACTCTCTAACCTGCTAGAAGATAAGGAGCAACATGGAACAGTCATCGACATCAACGATAAAACTACCAAATAAAGAATTGGTAGGAGTCAAAAAAGAAAAAGATTTCTCAAAAGAAGATTCAAACAAACTACCACAACCAACTGGTTGGAGGATGCTGGTTTTGCCTTTCAAAATGAAAGAGAAAACTAAAGGCGGGTTAATACTTGCTGAGACAGCCTTAGAGAGACAACAAGTTGCGTCGCAATGTGGTTTAGTTTTAAGAATGGGTCCAGATTGTTACAAGGACAAGGAAAGATATCCTAAAGGTCCTTGGTGCAAGGAAGGGGAATGGGTAATGTTTGCCCGTTATGCTGGATCAAGAATAAAAATTGAAGGTGGGGAAATACGTCTGCTAAACGACGACGAAGTTTTAGCAACCATCAAGAATCCGGAGGATATCTTGCATGAATATTAACATCATAGGAGGAAACTATGCCAACTGAAGAGCAAAAAACAGTTGATATTGATACATCAGGCCCAGGCGCTGAAATCAATGTTGAAGAAAAAAAAGACGAGTCGGTTGTAGAAACCGAAGCGCCGAAACAAGAAGAAGTAGAAAAAGTAGAAACGAAACAAGAAGAAGTAAAAGAAGAACCTAGAGAAGAATTAAAAGAAGGATCTGAAGTAAAGAAGGACGAAGAAAAATTAGAAGACTATAGTAAAGGAGTTCAAGCAAGGATTGCTAAATTAACTCGTAAAATGCGTGAAGCAGAGCGGAGAGAGAAGGCCGCTTTAGATTATGCAAAAGCAGTTGAAAGCAAAAGAAAAACTTTGGACTCTAGATTTGGTCAAGTCAATAAAGATTACGTAACTCAATTTGAAAAAAGAGTAAAAGACGGAATGGAGTCAGCGCAAAAAGAACTATCGTCAGCGATAGAATCTGGTGATGCTACTGCACAAGTTAATGCTCAAAAGAGAATAGCTGCGTTATCTATTGATGAAGCAAGACTAAATGTAATGAAGGAGACTAAACCTGTAGAAGAAAGACCAGCAAAACTAGAAGATGCTGTTGATCTTCCAAAGGAAACTCCATCGGAATTACCTAACCCTGACCCTAGAGCGGAAGAGTGGGCTGCAAGAAATACTTGGTTTGGACAAAACAGACCAATGACGTTTACAGCTTTTGAAATACATAAAGATCTAGTGGATAAAGAAGGTTTTGATCCGAAATCAGACGAATATTATGCGGAAGTTGATAAGAGAATAAGACTTGAATTTCCAAATAAGTTTGATATAAAAGACGGTAATACGTCGGCTAGACCGACGCAAACTGTAGCTTCGGCTAGACGAGTAGTTAGGCCGGGCACAAAAACTGTGAAGCTCACATCATCACAGGTAGCAATTGCTAAAAAATTAGGTGTGCCACTCGAAGAGTACGCAAAACAATTAAAAATCACGAAGGAGGTATAAGCGTATGGAAAAAGATAAACAAAAAACTTCTCGTGCGAACTCAACACGTACAAAGTCTGAAAGACCTAAAGTGTGGGTTCCACCATCATCTCTAGATGCACCCCCTGCGCCTGATGGATTCAGGTAC